AAAGATACCGCGACTACCAAAGAAGGCTGGCGGCGGCGGCGTAAACGTAATGGTATTCCAGCTTGTTCCATCGTACATATAAAAGACATCTGAAGTGGTGCTATACCAAAGCGAACCAACGGAAGGCGAGGTTGGAGCATTAGCCGAAGCAACATATTCCATTTGCGGAAGTGAAGAAAGCGCAACATTGCCTACCGTCACCGCAGTTGCATCAGGCGCTCCGCTACCTGCTACATTAGTAACCGTGTCTACCTTTAAAGTACCCATTTATACCACCGACCAAGCTGCACCAGAAGGAACCGTTACTGTTACGCCGCTGGCTATTGTAATCGGACCAGCGGCAACAGCGTTTTTTCCAGAAGTGAGCGTATGGTTTGCACTAACAGTTTGCTCGTTTTCATAAAAAATCCCCTTTTGGGGCTGTATATCAGAGTTAATAGCCGTAATAAAAACCTCTGCAGCACCGCCTAGAGTAATAGCGTTTCCACTATTACTGCTTTCAGAAGGCGTCCTAGAAAGGGTCGTACCTGACGAGGTGTATGTACCAGAACCAATTTCAAAATTAGTCCCTTCTTCTATCACATAACGCACAACATTTGTGTTAGCGACCCCAGCAGTTGCAAAGGTTTGAAATCCCGCTACAGCAGAACCCAGAGTTATGGTCCCCGTCCCTGTAGTGGACGTGGACATCTTTGCCCTGTTTACAAGCACCACCATATCTTATGCTCCGAAAGTAACTCGTTTAAGCTATCCTAATAATCGCGGTGCTTGCCCCCGCTGCAGGAAAGACAATGGTAAAGTCCCCCGAACTTGCAGATTTATCACCACCAAAATCCAGCACACACACTGACGGGTCACTTGTTGCAGCCTCGTTATAAATCAAAGCACCTCTTACACTAGAGATTGTTACGTTGGAAAAAACCTCATCTGCAAAATCTGTTAAGGCCGTGGTGCTGCTAGTGAGCGGCGTAACGCTAGTTAGAAACTGACCTTTTGCCGTATAATTAGTGCCGCTAATTTCGTTACTGCTAGTGTACGCAGTAGTTGCCGCTGTAAAACTCGCGTTGTTGTCATATAACGCCAATTTAAAAACATCACTTGCTGCCGTAAAGTTGTGCTTTGCTTCCATAAGTTCTTTTTTGAACGAGGTGCAAAGAAAGTTTCCAGAAAAAGCCATATCAAAGTCTCCTTATATGTTCAGCCAGTTCAGGATGACC